GTTTCCCAGTCACGATCAAGAGGGGCACAAGAGACTGAAAGAAGACTATTGACTAACTTAAGATTACCTGTCTACCTTTAAGACAACCACGCTGTTTGACATTGTTAGCATTACTCTTGCTCTTAGGGTTACCCCGATAATAGAGCAAAGCCTTAAGCGCCTGAGTTGTTCGGACGTTTAAGCTTTAAAGAGAGAGAGGAAAGACCATGCTTGAGAAAGTAATCTTCGCAATAGACAATGATAAAGACACACATGCTGTAGCTAAGTTTCTACGGTATGTGGACACAGAGCAAGTAATGGGACGCTTTGGCCCTATGCAACACCTGATCGGCTCATATGAGGGTGCCATGGAGTGCTCATATATGATTGACGCAAGAGACCTGCCTAAGGTGCAGCGCTTTATTGAGAATCAAGACAGTGTGCTTCACGTGCCAGCTGACACAAGACAGCCTTGTCACCTTGGGTTTATCCGTGAGTCAGATCAACCTGACATGGTGCTAGGGCCTATGCGTGAGGTGTCGTCGGCTATAGCTATGCTCCAAGGTGCATGGACATATAATCTCGCCACTGGCAAATACTTTGTGTGCTAACATGATATTGTTTGAAGTGTTCTACTTGTGCCCTAAGCTTGAGAATATAGCTGAGGCATACATAAAGGCGGCTAGTGCTACTGAGGCGCTAGCCATAGCAGAAATAAGAGGGCTTGACGTTCTGTATATTGAACGTATAGCCTGATAAAAAGGAGATACTATCATGACACAACACGTTCGCAACATTCTTAAACTATACCGCCAAGCTACTCAGGAAGATACTGTTAACGGTGTCGAATGGTATGCAAGAGCTGAACGCATGGCTAAGGCTATAGCTAAGGACGCTGGCTTGCCACTACCTACTGTGATTGGTGTCATGGCAGCACTGTCACCTAACAATCGCTGGGAACGTAATTGCAAGGATGCTGCGACTATGTGTCAGGCTTGGGTTGCAGGTGAGAGCATGGATAGCTTCAAGGTGTCATGCTATAACACAATGAAAGCCAAGGCTTGGGCTATACTTGACCTAGGCTTGACAGACGACGAGGATATTCTGTCGCACCTTAACGGCCAGAAGATTAGATCATTTTACTCTAACATTCGTGGGCTTGACGAGGTGACAATCGATGGTCATGCTTTGAACATTGCACGAGGTAAACGTGAGGGCTTGACAAGTGACAAGACTAACATGGGCCAGCGTGAATATCGTGAGCTTCAAGAGGCTTATGTCAAGGCTGCAAAGCGTGTGGGTGTGAAGCCTCACGTTCTTCAAGCAATCACTTGGACAACGTGGAAGCGTATCCATAACATTTGAGAGAGGAAAAGACTATGGACTATGAGCAGATCAAACTAAACCTAGAAGACATGGCATGTATGTCGCTATCGCCTACACCTAAGGCAGCACTTGAACGTATCAAGCGGCTTGAAGCGGCACTACATGAGCTAGCCTACTGGCTTGACACAGATCAGGAGATACTTGATAACATGACAGCAGCAGAGCGTGACGATCACATCAGGATGCACAAGCTTGTCTTGGCAGCACTGTTCTAACACACAAAGGAGAACTATCATGAAAACGCAACACGAGAAAATTCTTAAGCACCTCAAGCAAACCAAAGGCCTCACTGTGCGAGAAGCCTTGGTCGAGTATAGCATAAGCAGCCTAACCAAACGCATTCAAGAGCTACGTGAGCAGGGCTATGACATTGTGTCAGTGCCCAAGCGCCACCCAGTGACAGGCCAGCGATACGTGCGCTATACTCTGGAAAGCTAAGGAGCTATGACAGAATACTTGACAAGAGTAGGGTTAGCCCTGAGTGTCCTAGCTAATGTGATACTTGGGGGCCCTAGCAATCAAACCTTCAGCGCAAGGAATCACGCATGGAAGAAGGAAGGGAAACCTAACCTGACCTTCTTGATTGACAAACTATTAGGCCCTCAGCATTGCTCTGAGTGTTGGGTCTACTGGAAAGTGAGAGAAAAGAAATGGTGATAGAGAACAAGAGCTCCTTGAACTTTCACTCCTTCCATAGGAAAACTATTAAGGAAGTAGAAGAATATGAGAAGCTACTAGATGAAGAAGAACTTAGAGAGCAAGACCTAAGGGATACTGATTATCTCATAAAAGATATAAAGTCCTCAGGGTCTATTACCTAGGTATTACCTATATCTCCCTTGTCAGGGACAAGCCCTATTATATACAGGTTTTCCAATCTGTCAACAAGAAAGTGAGGACTAAGATGAAGTTTAATTTTGAGATACAAACAGTAGACTGTGAGGAAATCCAAGTGGAGGCTGAGGTAAGAGACCACGGGGATTACACATGGGAGACAGGCCTAGGGGATACGTCAGGTTTCATTGAGATACTTGAGGAACCTACCTTCTCCTTCTCTGTCAATAGCTTTGAGGATGATCCTTTCCTGTTGACTAGCGAGGACATTGGCTCTATGGAGGGTGTCGCACAAGCAATTTACTGGGATAGGATAGAAGTATGAGCAGCTGGAAAGCACACCAACCCTGCCCTTATGAGGAATGTGGGAGCACTGATGCATTTAGTTACAACCTTGAGAGTTGTGCAGGTAGATGCCACAGCTGCGAAAGAAAATACCCTCGCTCAAAGGACAAGAAATTCGACTGGGCTGAGGATGAATACCCAACCCTATCTGACAAGGACTCATGGGATACAATGGAACAACAGAAAGTAGAACTTAAGCCTGTGCCTCAGGAGATACTCACCTCTGTCTATCGGACAGTGCGTGGAATTAACTCGGAGACCATGCGTTTTTACGGCGTGAAGACCAAGGTGAATAGCCAAGGGGAGGAGGTAGCCCAAGACTACATCTACCCATCAGGCGGCGTTAAAACACGCTACTTCCCCAAGCAATTCTCAGCGAAGAACCTTAAGTCAGATGAGCTCTTCGGTATGAACCTCTGGAATGCAGGTTCAGGGCGGATCGTCACGGTGTGTGAGGGTGAGCTTGATGCTATGTCAGCATACCAAATGTGTCGCCGACCTAAGTATAACTCAGCCTTTGTGTCACTACCCTCAGCCACCCCAAGCTCTAAGCTCTGGGCTAATGTGTCTGAGTGGCTTGGTTCCTTCGATAAGATTGTCCTGTCAATAGAACATGACGAACAGGGGAATGCAGTGGCTCAACGTATAGCTAACCTGTTCCCTAACAAAGTCTATCGGGTGCAGCATGACAAATACAAGGACGCCAATGAGTTCCTTGAGGCTGGTCAGACTGAGGCATTCTTTCACGCTTGGTTTAACGCCAAGAAGTATACACCTGAGAATGTCCTGAATACTACTGATCAATTCATGAAGCTATACAGGGACTCAGGTGATCATGTGTCAATCCCTACAGGTATCCAAGACTTCGATGATCTAGCTGTTGGCCTCATGCAGGGACACTTTACCCTGTTCAAGGCACAGACAGGCATAGGTAAGACTGAGTTCATGCGCTACCTTGAGCACCACATCCTGAAGAACCACCCAGATATTAAGATTGCTATCTGGCATATGGAGGAGACAAAGCTTAGGTCTCTCCTTGGTCTTGTGTCATATGACTTGAACAAGAACGTGACACGAAAGGATTTGATTGATGATGCAGACCTAGGTAAGGAGGTAGAGGAATCCATTGCTCGCCTGAGTGTAGACGAGAGGCTCTTTCAGTTCTTCTTGAATGATGAGGATGATCCCCTTGATCTGCTTGGTCACATACGTTACCTGTCTCAGGCATGTGGTGTGAACTATGTATTCTTTGAGCCTATCCAAGATATCTCAGCTAACCTAGCAGGAGAAGAGAGCAAAGAACAATTCCTTGCTGACCTATCTGTGCGTTTGTCTAAGCTAGCAGCTGAACTTGGGGTTGGTATCGTAACCATTGGACACACCAATGATGATGGTGCTGTAAAGTATTGTCGTATGATTGAGCAGAGAGCCTCCGTTGTGGTGGAACTTCTGCGTGACAAAATGTCAGAAGACCCTGACGAAAGGAACACAACGAAACTACTGGTCACAAAGAACAGACCTGTTGGACCTACAGGATTTGCAGGCCAGCTAAAGTTCAACCCTGAAACATTTGTATTGGAGCAAAAGTATGCTGAATTTTGATATCCTTGCCTCAGCCTTAGCTGTTGTCTACTTCTTAGGTATCTTCCTGCACTATACCCACATCAGAACAATCTTTGTATTGAACGATATGTCAGAACAGATGAACCACACCAAGGCTATACTTAACTCAAGTGTGTGGGTATTCTTCACACTACAATACTTCTTGATGTTCCTTCTCCCTGACTTCTTCTTTGATGAGGACGATGAGGATTACTAAATGAGAAACCTAGCGATGGACATTGAGACAGATGCCTTGGATGCCACCCGCATTCACGTTATCTGCACACAGGATATAGAGACAGGGGAACGAGAGCAGTTCCTTAACGTGTCTCACATAGAAGAAGAGAAGGAGAGGTTCCTTGGATACATCGGACATTATGATCGTCTTGTTTTACATAACGGTATTGGTTTTGATATACCGATGATCAA